GTCTCTGTCCGCGTGGATATTTGAACTTCGAGGGGGGGTGGAAAAACGCCGAGGGGGTACTGCGTGGGGGTGGGCTGACCTACCTACGTGCCGAGTTGCAACTGCGACATAGCACACGCAGGTTGTTCGGTTCGTTGGTGCCGCCCAATGATAGGGGGATGATGTGGTCAACCGTGAGATCGAAAGGTAAGCCGCAATCTGAACACCAGGGTTGGGCTAGTCTCATCAGCTTCGAGATCTTGCGCCATTCGCTTGTATAACCGCGACTCGACGCTGATAGCCTACCTATCCCCTGGGGGGATTGGCATTTGGTACACCTGGCGGCTTTGTTTATAAGAACACCACAAATCGTGCAGGGTTTCATTTGAGAAAAAAATGGGGCTGTTGTTCATTTAGACCCGCGAATACAAATCTACCCGAATGGGATAATCCTACCACACGCACGGCTTTTGGCACTATTATCTCGCCACCTACGACCCTGGCGTGTCGAGCATCAGCCCCAGGCGTGGCCATTCGGTCTCTGCCCATGAGTGCCCCTTTCCATTAAAACACACACATTCCACAACTGCACAGCGGCAGCTCCTATTGCGACAAATCAAGAGCCCGCGATCAAGTTTGACGATAAGCGATTTGGCACAGTGTGGGCATTTCAGTCTTGCGTTCAAGGGTTTTTGCTCCAATCCCAAGATGACCCGCACTTGATAGTGATGTCGTGCGACCGTGTAACTGATCTCTTCGATCAGCGGGGTGCGGTTATCGGTTGGCCACTTCTCAATCGCCTCTGCCACCCAAAACAGCGAGCGCTCCGCACTTGCGTTCGGTGTGGCCGTCTGGTTTGACACGGACCTGAGTTTGGTTTCCCACATAAGGGTACCATTTCGGATGTCCACAATAGCATCAAGCACATCGACACGTACGGGCAGACGAGGCCCTGGCACTGAGCGCGTGGTGCGCTCGCCAGTGCGGCCAGGCTCCAACTCGGAGCTTAGGTCGTTGTACCAAGTGGCCAAGTCCCTAAGCTCCCGAGCGGTTTCGATCAAGGGTTTATCAGACACCCGAACTCCCAAACCCCGACGCGCCACGGTCGGTTTTGGGAAGCTGATCGACCTCTTGTGCATCGACGTCGAGAGAGGCGTTGGTCATAAGGATGTACTGGACCAGTCGCATACCTGGCTCGATTTTGATTGGCTCGTTGGTCATGTTCCAAACGCCCGCAAAAAGGGGGCCAGTGTAACCGCAATCAATGATGCCCTGCGCCACCATCAAGCCATGCTTGCGCAAGGTACTAGACCGAGCAGTGAGCAAACCCCAAGTGCCTTCAGGTACTTTAATCGCGACACCAAGCGGGACGTCTACGAATGTGTGCGGCTGAATCTCCATTTCTGCATCGCAGTAAAGATCGAAGCCAGCGTCGTCACTGTAGGCTTTCGTTGGCGCTTGTCCAGTTGAAGTCAGTACGCGGTACAATAGCTTTCCCATGATCACTCCATTCCTTAATTGATTTGTAGGTTGGGATGCCAAGAGCGACCAAGCCGACGCTGTTTACACCAACGTCGCCAACCACCACAACTGGCACATCAAAGTCCACGGCATGCTGGATTTCCAAGATCGTGCCAACGGTGAGCACGCCCCTGACCAGCACAGCGACGACGAGGTCTGCTTGTTCTAGTGTGTGCAGGTTGGACCAGTGCACGAACTCGTCTGGCAGCAGACCATTGGGTGCTTGCCAGGCCCCTGCAGGGTCATAAACCCAAACGCCTTCCTGCTTTTTGAACTCGGCTTTGATCTCTTTTTTGATCTGTGCAACCTTCGACCCCTTATTGAAGTCGATCGGTGCGGCGAGGTAAATGATCACTTGGTGAACCCGCCCCACTCGCCGTGGTGGCGTGCGTACTGCGCCATCTTCGTGTAAATCGCGATGTCGTGCCAGGTGTCGTCGCTTGGCTTGCGCCCGTCGGCATACCCACCGACTAGGCGGGCGACTTTGCCCAACACGTAGAACGCAATGCCGAGTTCATCGTTCGTTATGTCTTTGGGTGCACCGATCATCTGACTCAGCGCGAACCCGATGACTTTCAGGTCTGTACTGCCGTATTCTAAAGCTTTTGGAAGAACCGAGTCCAGCTCGTTGCGTGTCTCATCAAGCCACCAACTCGCGAGTTCTTGCACGCCTGCGGGTGCGGTGTCCCCTTCCAGCGACAATTTATTGAAAGCCGCGGCCAGATCTTCCCACATCTCGAAGGACATTATTTGATCCAAGCCATGGTCGATGGCCCAGTGCCCACTAGCTTGACCTGCGCGTTGACGGCTTTCTCGATGTCAGTGATGTACTTGGCTTGATCATCCGAGAGGATGCTTATCTCCTGCTGGCCTTTGATCTCTGGGAAGATGTAATCGAACATGGTGAGTGCGATCTTGACATTTGGCGCGCCACCGTTTGCAATCACTGCCTCTCGAACTAGACTCGCGTCGAAGTGGCCGACCCTGCGAATCTTCTGCGTCACTGTCGTGCGTTCGACTTCCAGACCCAGCTGCTCCCAACTAGTCTCGTTCTCGAGCGGTCCCGAATTGCCAGAAACGCGAATCGGGTAGGTGCGGGCAGTGACCCAGATGTCAAAGATGTCCACCGCTTTGTCCCAGGGGCTGATACCCGCCTGTGAAAGGAAATCCACGGCGCGGCAGTCCTGGCTGGTGCAAAACGGGTACTGACCCGCATGCAACCCCAAGCCGTAGCCCTGCGTCCCCTCGATTAGTGCAGTCCCGCCCAGTTGCAGGTGCTCACGAATCGCCTTTGAGGTGTCCACGCCACCACCAAACAGCGAGGCCTTGCGCATGATGCGGTCGGCGCGGGCCGCCCCGATTCCCTTGCTAGTGGAGCCGATTCGGCCTTGGATGCCATCTGCAATTTCGATATCGTGGTGCATTGGCTCCAAAATCGTGGCTTGGTCGTCCACGATAATGCGAGAGCTGGCTTGGTATCCCGCTTTGTCCAGATCTGAGAGCTCGCGGTTGAAGACTTCCATGTCGATCTCGGACCCTGCGGCGATAACGAGTTCGGAATCTGGCGCTGTCACCGCATTGACTGGAATCGAACGAAGTCGCCAAGCATAGGACTCTTCACCATTCGGCCCCTTGCCGTAGACCGTGTGCCCAGCGTTTGGGCCAGCCACTCGGATTCCCATAAAGGGCGCGTCTGAAGTCGCAGACAAATACCCCGCAACTGCTCCCTTACCTTCACTACCATACTGACCGCCGACGACGGCGATGAGACGTCCTGCCATTTGTTCCCCCTCTTAGAAGTTAAGCGCGTCAGGTGACGCAGCTTTTTTTTCGTTCCAGTAGTCGGGCACTTCCCGACTGTACTGCACTGAATCGCACTGGTGTTTGGCCAGTACAAACTTGTATTTTTTCTGGATGTTCAACATCGAGCGGTGCTCGAGGTAAAAGCCTGGCCTAGTCCTGGCGATTCCAAATGTCGCCCTCTTGCTGTAGAAACACTCAACCTCGGTCAAAAGGTCAATCGGTGTCGGGTCGCACTCAAAGCGGAAACCACACCACTGCGCCAACCAAACAAAGCCGAAACAGCGCCGACAGACTCCAGGTTCAGCTTTTTTATCTTGCATTTTCCAACCTGACTGTAAATCTGCCTACCAACCTGACCGACCGCCCCCCCTTATAGGGGGGGGCGAAGTCGGTCAAGTTCTGGTACGCGTAGGCCGAGAATTGACCGATATCAAGACGGTCAATATCGGTCAAGTCGGTCAAGTTCTTATTTGTCATCAAGCAACCCCTGGAATGGTGTCGGTGCACCCAACACGAAGGGTCTAGAATGTGTGAAGTACCGCCCCTGGCCCTGGGCTCTAACCGCCAAGAAACCCTGACCCTCGAGTTGGGCGATGGCCTTCTTGATCTGGTCGGTGCCGCCATCAATCGCCTGCACGATTTGGTTAGTGGATAGCTCTGCCCCATGCTTCTCCATGAACTCCGATAGCTTTCGCATCAGGTACTCGTGTGGAGAGAACCCCGCCTCGCCGCCGACGATTGAGATTTCGATCAGGTTGTCGGGTTTGGAAATCAAATCGACGGTGCCGACAAAACAGGCTTCGACCGATATCCCGCGCACGAACCCTGGGCGGTCTTTGGTGATCTTCAGATTTAATTTTCCATTTGAACCTCGACCGAAAGGCATGGAGACATCGACCGAGATCGCAACGCCATCGATGTCTGCTCGCTTGGCCTGTGCGCCGATGGCGTAGTTGCCGCGGGTGTCTTTGGCTTTAGTGACGTGGTCGATGGTCAGGACTGCCGCGCCCCACAAGCGAAGCGGGCGGAGCACAACCTGTGAGAACTGGGTGGCGTCTTTGTTCTTCTCAAGGTCCAGCCCGAGCAGATTCATGGCGGCGTTCACCCCATCCATCACAATCAGATTCGGCTTGAAGTCGCGGATTGAGGACAAGAGTGCCTGCTGTGCGACTTCGTTGTAGGCCCCATCGGGGTTCGCATACTTGAAGCGGCCGAACTGCTCGCGCAAGACTCCCAGCGCCTTCAACCGACCGCGAATCCCGCGCTTGGAATCTTCGAAATCGATGTAAAAGACCTTATTTCCCTGCACCAGCTGTTGGCGAACGGCTTCCAGCGCCACCCAGGTTTTACCAGATTCGGATTCCCCGAAGATCGCGTTGATTTTGCCCGCGTAAAGTAGGCACTGGCCATCGGTGCGGTACAAAACTGTTGGCCCAGGTTCGGTTTCGTCCTCGTCGTAATCGATGACTCGCGGCAGCCAGCTGGTGTCGGGTTCGGGCGCTGGCAACTCGGCCAACACGAGGCTCGGCACCACCTCGGGCACTAGCCATTGAGATAAATCAATCGGCTGGAGTGAGCTGCCGCCAGAGCTTCCAAATCCCTTGGCTTTCAGCGCCGCCGCCGACTTGTGGAAGTCGCCGCCGTGCTCGATCAGGGTATGAACCGCGAACTTGGAGTAGGCTCGCTCGGCGTCGAAGACGGTGCTAGTGCTAAAACAGTAAAAAAAGTCGGTGCCGTCGAAACCAGTCGTGGCCGAAATGCCCTCGCTCTTGCCTGGCCTGCGCCAAGCGGTCGTGCCCTTATTCGTGAAGACCCTGGACCAGCCCAGCGGCAACAAAATCTCGTTCCAGCTCGTCTTGGCGTTGTAGTCGTCCCCTGGAAGGTCGCGGTTCTCGTCTCGACTACCCGCGGAGACCTCGGAAGCCACCACGGAAGCCTTCGGAAGTTGATCAAAATATTTAAACAAGGAATGTATCGTCTCACGCTCCTCGAGGCTCAAAGAGGGTATCGTTTCAATCGAGCCCGAAATTAACTGCCAGAACCCACCAGATGAGTGACAGGTGCCGCCCGAGGGAGCCACGACCACGAAGCCGCCTTCGCCGCGAGTCTCGGCCAGGACATCCACACCATCATTCGCGCCTGGACGTCTGGCCAGTTTCACGTTGCCTGGCACTGGGCCTTGCAGCCTATAAAGCCAGTGCAACCCGCCCGAGGGGCTCATCTCGCAGTAGCCAGAGTTGAGCCTGTCCCAGAGCGCGTCGATACCCATTTCGTGCGCCATCTCCTTGATCGCGGTGTGCATGCCTCCAGCGACGGCTCGACCTTCAAGTTCTAGCATCTCGAGATTCCCAGAGATCTGGCCCGTGATCAGCCCGACGCCCTTGGCATCCTTGAACCACGCTTGAAGTTCATCCGCTGTCGGCAGCTTGCTCTGGTATTCTTTCCACGAGCCGACGCCTGGACGCTTGGAGCCGTCGGCCATGACTGGCACGACCGAGCACCCAGCCGCTGCAAACCTTAATGCGGCAGTGAAGACATCGAGCGTCATATTTCCCCCGTTCGTTGTAGCGTGCGACGCTGGGACTTGCACCCAGTGCTGCCTAATTCGGCTTTCCCCTGCCCGAAACTTACAGCGTCGCGCCTTCCCTATCAGAGTGGAAGGATACTCTTCTAGAGAAGTCTAGGCGGGTTTCGCCCCGAGTTGTGCCAGCAGCGCAGCGATTTCTGGCGTGATAACACCTGCGGCTGTCGGTGCTGGTGCTGGTGCTGCTGCTGCTGCAGCGGCTCCTGGCTTGTAACCTTGTGCGCGAGCCAGCGACGCTGGGTCCTGGGATGCGTCCTCGAGGATCCAAGGCGCGGTTTTGCCAGGTTTTGCAACACCTTGCTTGATGCGGCCGAGCACTCTCTGGCCGATCAAGGGGCGCAGTGATGAACGAAGAGCCACGTTGAAGAACAGCACATCGCTGTGCTCCTCGCCAGTCTCCAAGTTGATGAGGTCGCAGTTGATTGCGTCGGCTGGACCGTTGACCGTCTCAATACCAGTTCGGTATTCGATCGGTTTGAAAATGAGCAGCTGCCCTTGCAGGTCGGCCGCTTTTGGACCAAGGCTTGACGCCGCTGGTGAAGCAAAAGCTTCCATTAGTCCCCTTCTTTCTTTTGATTTGTGTTGGTGGTTGGGTCCGTTCCTTCAGACTCTTTGATCTCTTTGATGATGTCGTTGATGGTTTTCTCAGGCGGTTTCACCTGGGCACCCCTCTGACAGAATCTTGCTGAACGGTTTGAAGTACGGGCACCAGCTGCAGAGACGATCGCTCTGCGCAGGTATCTGACCCCAAATCTCTGGATTGGCCTCGAGGTCCACGACCGCAAGCAGTGCGTGAATCGAGTCCAAGCGAGCGAGCGCACCGAGTGCGACCTGCTCGTCGTACTCGCGCATGTCCAAGACCATGTCGGCGAGTGAGCCGCTGGTCGGTAGGAAGCAAAGCGCGACGTGCTTGACTTCAGCCCCTTGTTGAGCGAGTCCGTAGCCGTAGAGCTGAACCTGAATGACCTGCTGCGGGTCTGCCCCGTGTTTCTTGTAATTCGCCAACCTGTTTGGGCTGGTCGTCTTCCAATCGAGCACGACCCCGTTCTTGACGTCGAACAGGTCAACCGTGCCCGAGATGTTGCCGCGGATGTTGACCCGCTGCTCGACTAGCAACTCGGGGCGCTTGCCAAAGAGATCGGCCAGGTAGGCGTGGATTGCCGTGCCGACCTGCGCAGCCCACGAGCCGCCCTGCATCTCGTTCGGCTTATCCCAGTCCAGAAGTTTATACGCCAAGCGGCGCGTGCACTTGTGCCCGATCTCGCTCGGGCCGATAGCGACCTGGCCAGCCCTGGGCGACCAAACGCCCGCCTGAACAACGACGTCTCGGAGCGCGTTCGCATACTCCTGCGTTTCGCTGAACAGCTTCGCGTAGGTCATCGTCTGGACGCCGATGGTCGGGTGCTAGTCATCGAGTTCCACCAGCGAGAACCTGCGCGAGGTGCTTTCGCTCGACAAGAAGGCCAAGATCTTTGGGTCCAACACTTCACGTGCCTTCTTCATGTCGAGTCTGGTGCTGGTCACTCTCGTCCAACGCACCACGACCGAGCCGTCGACAGTCCCGAGTTCGTTCTCACCGAGCGCCTCCTGAATCTTCTCCTTGGCACTCGCGACTTTCTCCTCGAGCGACTTCGCCTCGGCCGACCACTTCCTAAACAACTCGAGCCACCCGACCATATCGATCGGCAACTCGACACTGCTCTTTTGATCTTCCATTTTTCCCCCCTAATACCAGTTTTTGACTTGCCAATGCCGCCAAGCCCCGCAGGGCCCTGCCGCTCCGTACCTTCGCCCGATGTAAGCAAGTGCCGCGACCATTTGGGGCACTGCCTCCAGCGAGTGCTTCATGCCCAGGTTGCGATAAGTGCCTTCAAGTAGTTGGCCCATCCCCGCAGCAGTGCTGGTCGGGTTCTGCGCTTTCTCGTTCCAGGCGCTTTCCTTGCCGATCAGCTGGGTGAAGCACTTGAATTGCTTGGTGGTCAGCAACTCCCGAGCCACGTCCCTCGCGTCCGCTTGCATCAGGTTCTGCCGAACTGGCACAACTGGCGTGAGCGGCGTCGCTGTTGGTGCGTCTAACGCGTCGAGTCCGAGTGACAATGATACTGCCACGGCGACGAACCGAACGACGAACTTCGTGTCTTGGCGCATCTGCGCTCCCTTCCAGCGGTTCAGGGTTTGAGATTGTCATACCCTGCCGCCTTCAGTAGATTAACGAATACACCGAACGGCAAAAGTGCAGGCCAGTCGGCTATGTGGGTTTCCCCTTGGCCGTCCAGCCTGAGAACTGCCACGGGCAAAAGCCCCTCTTGGTGGCGGTCTCTGAGCTGTTTCATGGCCGTCGCGATATTGAGACCGCGTCTTGCTTTGACTTCAATGTCGAGCCCTGGGACACCAGTGACATCGCTGCCCTGCCGCCCCGAGCCCGCGGATAAAGCGTAAGGCCAGCCGTTTGCGGCGAGGTATTTGGCCACGATGTCCTGTGATTTGAGTCCGCGATGCACTCTGGACTGGTTACTCATCTCGGACTCCAGCGGGCCGCTGAATGCCCGACGGAACTGGAGCCGAGAGACCGAGCCCCCGAAAATAATGGTAGACACCTGCGTCTACCAGCTGGCGATCTCATTGCGGAAGGCATCGAATGCCTCTTTCAGTTCCAGATCTGCTAAGGCAGGAGAGTGATAAAACCCCACCGTGATGCCGTCGTCGGACTTGACGGCAAGCGCCCACACACTCGCGGGCAACTGGATTCTAAACCAGTCCCCATGCTCGTTCGAACCTGCATGCAGAGCGTGGGCGGGCAGCGGTTCTTTTAGAATCGCGCTCAGCTGGTTGGCTGGATTGTTGTTCGTCTCCGTGCGGAGAGCGTTCTTGAACTTGTACATTTGGGTCCTTCCCCCTATGTTGTCAGTAGTCTAGCACGATCGGCTGTCATCACGGTGTCGACACGCCGAAGGTCGATCATGCCTCTTGCATCGCCGAGCGCAACACTGCCAGGCTCTGCCAGGTGTGTTCGGTGTCGGCACGTTCGCACGTTTCTTGGATGCCAGTTTTTGCGGATTGGTAGGCCTGCGCCCTTGTCATCCCCGCCCTGATGTACTTGTTTAGCATGGTGCTGCTGCCCTCGGTGCTGATGTTGTAGTGCATCCCTGCAGCGTTCACTCGCAGGTTCTGCACTACATCCAGCGTCGTGCTCAGCACGTGCTCGGTTATCGCACACAGATCGGGCACCGCCACTCGCTCGACTGATGAGTGGCTGATGTCCCTTTCGTGCCAAAGTGCAATGCCCTCGGTGATCGGCATAACGTAAGAGCGAGCAAGACGAGCCAAGCCGCAGATCTTCTCGGACGAGATTGGATTTTCCTTGTGTGGCATTGAGGACGAACCTTCTTGCCCAGCACGGCGGCCCTCAAACAACTCACGCACTTCAGTTCGCTGCCCGTGCCTGACTTCAAGCGCAAAGGCCTCACAGACCGAAACCAAGTTCGCCAAGCTGTAAGCCCAAGCCCCTAGGCAGTCGCGCATTAGCACCTGAGTGGCGCTATTTGGTGCGTTCAAGTCCAGCTTCTGGGCGACGTCCAACTCTATGGCCCTGGAGACGTGGGCATAGTTACCCAACGGCCCTGAGATGTGGGCAGTCTGCACCCCGCCCGCCACAAACCCAAGCCTGTCCAGGCTGCGATCAAGTGCGAACGCGATATCTGCAACTCGGTAGCCCCAAGTCGTCGGTTCTGCAACTTGGCCGTGGGTGCGGCCTGCCTTGCGTGTGTCTTTGTATTGGAGTGCGTGCTCGATCAAGGCTTCAAGCAGATCATACCCCACCGCTGTAATCAAACTGGTGGCTTTGCCGATCAAGACCGCGCTGGCCGTCTCCACCACGTCGGAGCTGGTCAGCCCAAAATGCACGAACCTGTGCAGCTCGCGGTTGTCAGTGTTCAGCCGCCAGGCTTCCAAGAAGGCCATGACGTCGTGCTTGAGAATCTGCTCTTGTGCATGGACTTGGATGGGGGTGGGCAGCGGGACGAGCTCTAGGGCCTGCCACAAATCGGGCTCCACTGTTCCCCGTTTGCCTTGCGCCTTCATGACCTCGATCTCGACCTGCGCCCAGACCCCGATCTTGCTTTCGTCTGACCAAACCGCCGCCATTTCTGGAGAGGTGTACCTGCTTATCATGGGAGAAGTGAAGCACGCCCCAACGCCCTCGGTCAATACACACGCCCAGACTTCGGCGTGTTGGCATGTGATGAACGACACATTCTTCGGATACCTTTCCGTATTGACAGCGTAATTACGCTGTGGTTGAATTATCTTATGGACGGGGAAGCTCCCCGAAAAGGAAGGCAAGAAAATGAACACAAACGACACAATCAGGGAAATGATCGAGAAGTACGCCGAGGTCTACTCACGTGCACTAAATCTCGGATTCGACAGCCTCGCCGCACATGGGATTGCAGATCGGTTTTTCCAAGATGGATTCAAATCTTACAGCCAAGACCTGCGCGACTTCCAGACAGCTGGGGTCGCAAAATGAGCGCCCAGCGTTTCTGGGCAGAAGAGGACGTGCTCGCCGAGGAGTTCGAGACAGAATTGAACATCACGACAAGCGATGCACAAAGCTTGGCGATGTCCGCCATGCGATCAAAATACGGAAAGGCATACGAACATGGGAGCAATTAAGGCGCTGTTTATGGACCTGCAGGACGAAATGAACGCAGTTGCTAAGGAGCTGGAGTTCGCCACCGAAGACGGGGACCTCGATTTGATGTTTGACACTCTGATCGAATGCACTGCCAAGCTGGCGGTTATCACTCGCCGCTACCACGGAGTGCACTCACGATGATACCCGAGTCGATTGCAGATGATATCGCCAGGTCGGTGCTCGAGCAGATCTACATAGACCACCAGTGTCACATCGATTTTATTGATGACATGTCCGACGGCGACTGCGACTGCGGAGTGCACCATCTTTTGCAGCTGTTGACTGGATTCTTGACATGACGACGGCCGCCAGTGGTGTACGGGGAGAGGTGAAGGAATGAACGAGTGCCTTCACGAGTGGGGGCACGTGCAGCTTCATGGCCTGGCGATTTACCACTGCCTTAAGTGTGAGGCCAGCTTGTTAAATGAGGGCGCTGGGTTTTTCGAGATCGGGGCCGACCTGTGAGCGAGCCCAGACTCGATGACGACATCGCGATGGGGCGCGACGAGGTTTGCGACGAGTGCGCCTGCGGCGAGCCCGATACAATGGAAGAGGCGGCTTTTGAAAAATGAATGTGATGAACGACACATTCTTCGGATACCTTCCCGTATTGACAGCGTAATTACCGCTGTGGTTGAATTATCTTATGGACGGGGAAGCTCCCCGAAAAGGAAGGCAAGAAAATGAACGCAAAGACAACAGAACTAAAGAGACTAGAGCTAATCAACGAGATCGGTTTGATCTTCAGGACAGAAAAGGAAGCCCTCGAGCAAGCACGCAGCCACGCCAATAAGATCCTTTACGCACAAATCGCAAAAAACGACGCGGATTTTGACGCAGCCTACGAAGCAGCAAGCAAGAAGGCACAAGACGCTTGGGTTGTACTCTAATGACAAGCAAGACATGGAAGTCAGTCTACAAGGACCCAATCAAGGCAGAGCTCGAGCGCGAGTTGGTCCTGGCTCTTATCGCCTACGCCAAGCAAAACGGCTGCACAGTTAAGTGGGTGAAGTGATGAGAATCGATCAAACCGCTAGGGGCGCCTGGCAGGTGTCGGCGCCAGTGACAAATGGACGCGACACTTGGGTTGAGTTTCGCACCTACTACGGAATCGACGAGAAGCACGCAGTTGCCAGCTTCTACAGTGTGGTGTGGGCCATGGGCTGGAAGACCGTGCTGTGACGCTACGCGAAAACGAGAATCTGGAACTGAAGAGGCTGATGGACTGGCACCTGCAGCAAGCCAACAAGAACCCAGACCTGCGCGACTTTCACATTTGGGCGGGCACCCTCATCTCACTAGTGAGAGAGATAAGATGAAACTGACAAAACGCGGCAGGCAAGTGCGTGCCCTTCTGATATTGGCTGCGATAGTCGCAGTTTTTTACGTCGTTCAGAACCTGTGGTGGGTCGATGACCGCTACTGCTGGGGCTCAATGGCTGAATGCTTTTACGAGGAGAAATGATGAGCAACGCAACACCAATTCGCACCGTTCGCGTGGGTAACAAGCTGTGGAAGGCAGCCAAAACCCAAGCGAAACGCGATGAGACGACGGTGTCCGAGGTAATCAATCGGGCACTGCGCGACTTCACCGCAAAAAAATAGAAAAACCCCCCGCCACTCTGGTTGCGAGTGGCGGGGGTTTTTTATGTTTTGAGCTAGTCTTGTTGGTCTAACACTCGGCCAAAATCGGCTTCTGTTTTGTCGGCCCACTTGATCGCTGGAGCCACGATGGCACCCAACAGCACCGCATATTGCGGAGCCAGGTCGGTCAACAAAGCGATGCCCATGGCTACAGCTGCCCCAACTACCGCACGCAAGTAAGACTTCGCTGCGGCTTTTTGTTTTTTGCTGATTTTCATTTGATCTCCTTTTTTGGCAGGGGTTTGACTGCCGACTTTATTTTGTTGATTCTCTTGGGCTGACCAAGCCAGCCGAACCAGGGTGTGACCAGCCGCCCGCAGGTTTCGTTGATCGAGATGTGCAGGTGTTTGTTGTGCATGTTGCTGCCAGTGTAGGCCCTGTCCCCCCGCTTAGACGACCAAATCCGACCTTTGAAGATTAAATACTTCACTCGGGGGTCTTCTTTCAGTTTGGTGTAGATCTCGGCACAATCAACACCGCCGTCTTTGTCGTGAGTCAGATCGGCCGCGAATCCCGTGTTGTGATCAGAGTCTGGGCTTTGTACTCGATGTGCAGCAGACGGAAGCAGGCCGTCGCTGGTTTTGTTGCGCTTGGGGAATAGAGCCGTCGCCTGGCGTAGTACAGCGATCGCGGCTGGTGTGGCTTTTTTGGCCGCGGTCATTTCTGCCCCCTGATTAACATCTCGATGACGAGTTCCATTTGGGTCTCGAGTCTTGTCACGGAATCCTTGAGACTCGTGCCGCTGTTGGGTTTGAGTTCTGCAAGGTAGTGCTTGACTAGCCAGCGCACCCCAGTCGCAACTGCTCCGAATAAGGCTGTTGTTGCGAGCGCGAGTTGTGCCCAGTCTACAAGTGTCATACGTCTCCCTGAGTGTCTTTGGCTTCGAGTTCGGCAAGCCTGGCGGCGAGCATCGCTTTGTCTAACGCTAGCAGACCAATCTGGTCTCGCAGTGACGCGATCACCAGGTTGATGTTCAGTTCTGTTTCTTTATCCATTGGAGTTCCCCTCAAGAACCATCACCCGAGCGTGCAAATCCTGGACCAGAGCAAGCATGCCTGGAATAATAAACCGCTCGTTCCAGTTCTCGATTTCGCCGTCGCTGTGGTCTGCAGCTATCGGGTAGTGTTCAGCCACTTCTTCAGCCACTAAACCAGGCACCATCATGCCAGATCTGTTGTCGGTTGGGTCGAGGTAGTCGGCTTTGAACTTGAACGCCCTCACTGGAATACTGAGTAGCTTGCTGGGCGCCATGTCAGCGACTGATGCGATGTCAACGATTCCCTCTTTAAATCGAGCGCTCGACGCAGTGCTTCGTCTTGTGCGACCGTCAGAGTCCATTCGCGTGTTGGATGTGTTGGCGCTGGTTGAGGGGTCTTGATTGTAGAACTGGTCGAGAGTGTACACGGCGCCGTTCATCACAACACCCGTCGTACTCACTTCAACGTACTTGCTAGAGCTGAAGGCTATCTGCGCGGAACCCGATGAGACGTAAGCATGCGGGTAGGTCGTGGCGGCTGGGTCAAACGTGGAGCCGTAATGCATGACTATGCCAGAAATAGACGTTGGGCCGATATGACCGACGGTTGAACTAGACTCCACGAAGGAGATGGAGTTGGTCGATGCCGAGACCGTGACACGGCGAGCGCCAGATGAAGTCCGCAAAGTAAAAGCCGTGAGTGTGCCAGCCGTCAATCGGTCCACAGTGATCGAGCCCGCTTGGATTTCTGCCGCGGTGATTGTGTTGGCGGCGATCTCGGCGGCCGTGATAGTCGCGCCAGCGATCTGGTTGGCGGTAATGGTAGAAGTGGCGATATTGCTTGCGGTGATCGTGTTGCCCGCGATTTTCGCTCCTGTGATAGTAGATGCAGCGATTTGCGCCGCCGTGATGGTTGAAGCGGCGATACTGACAGCTTCAATCGTGCCGACCACGAGTTTCGCGCCAGTGATTGTATTGGCGGCGATTCGGTCGGCTGCAAGGCTTCCCGTGGAGATGTTTCCAGCATTGAGGTTCGAGACTGTAATAACCGAAGCATCAATCGTTCCAGCTGTGATTTTATTCGCAGACAAAGACGCCAAAGCGTTGTCGCCCAGGGTAAAACCGCTCCAGGCTCCACTCGTGAATCTGTAGAACTTGTTATCGTCATCAGTGTCAAACCAAAGGTCGCCCTCTACGTAAGTGCCGCCAGTTGGTTGTGTAGTCTGTCTGTAAATGCGGTTTTTGCCATCTGCGGTGGTCTGTGCCGCTGTCGCTGCCGCTGTTGCAGCTGCCGCCGCTGCTGTCGCTGCTGCTGCCGCTGTCACTGCTGCTGCTGCTGCAGTCTCGGCTGCAGCGATTCCAAGGTCTTGCACTGATACCCAAGCGGCTCCAGTCCAGTAATATTGCTTGTTGCCGTCGTCTGTGTCAAACCAAACGTCGCCTTCAACAAGTGGAAAAACCGAACCGTTTGGTGCAGTGGTTTGTCTGTAAAGGTGGTTTTTGCCGTTAACTGTGACCTCAATCGCGTCGATCTCGACTTGGAGTGTGTCGGTCTCTTCAGTCGTGGCCGCAACGATTGGCACAATCGAAGTCTGGACCATGCCAGTGCTGGTGACCGTGATCGGCGTGATCGAGATTTGTGGGCAGAGTGGCATCGGCTTCCCTAGATCGTGATGGTGTAAGGGTCAACTACTGAAGTGAAGTAGCTGACGCGCCAGTTGTCGGAAGTTATGGAATGCGCGAGGCCTTCAACGACGCAGTCGAGTGTGATGTTGCGGCCGTCGTAAGTCAAGCGTTTGACCTGTACCAAGTCGTTAAGTTCAGTTTCGAGCATGTCGGTAGCAAGTGCGCCGATACCGATAGCCGTGAAATCGATCTGCTCTGCCAACACGACTGCGTCTGCATCTTTGCGGGCGACATAAAGCGCCAAGTTGGCGGCGGCTGTTTCATCCAAGACTGGGGCATCGAGTTTTTTGGATTTTAAGCCGTAGGTTGTGACGCTGGATGAGAAGCGAGCCGATTTTTGTGCTTTGTTCGGCCCCCTAAACATGACGGCCTCATTATAAACATAGTCAGTCCCAGGGTTGGTGATTATGCCGTCGTAGCCAACGCTGTTGGCGTCACCTTGATCGCTAAATAGTAGCTGAGTCGGGCGAGTGAACTTGTCGGCAATCGGGACCAGCGTCGCGACACCAGTGCGGCTGACATAGAAGCGGCCACCCACGCAGTTCGCGCACTGCTCGAGCATCTCGAGGCAGCTCATGTTTTGCTTGGTTTTTTGCATGACGACCGAGCCAGTGAGATTACGAGCGCCGCCACTTGGCCAGTCCGCGAGGTCCAAAGCCCTAGCGGCTCGAAGAGCCGCAGTCTCTGAAAATTGGCTGGTAGCGAGTGCTGGAGCGATTGCTTTAGCGATTGAGGCCAAACCGTCAACAAAAGTCAACGAGACAGTCGGGTAAATGCCCTGGTTGACCGCGTTGTCCTCGAGAGCCCCAGCGAACACCACGGTGCTGTTGCCAGTGATTCGCACCTGCATGCCAGAGACCAGAACGTTGTACCACGTGCTTGACGTGTTGCTTGGGTCAAACGCCCCAGACTGGTTGTTCAAGATCACCGCAGCGGTGCCAGCTTCGAGAAAATCGTTTTGGTACTGACGCCCGCGCCTGATATCAACTGCAAGCAGCAGATCTGCACTGACGTTCGTAAAGGTGCCACCAATGCCGAATGCGACTGTGAGTGTTGGGGCGTTTGCGGGCATTACAGCACCGCGAACTGACTGCCACCACGTCGGCGCATAAGAGTGGCAAGGCCGTTTTTGATGCCGTTGACCAAATCGCCCTGAGAGACGACCGAGCCTGCGACGTTCACCGTGATGTTCCCGCCGCTGTTGGTTGTGTTTTGGGCGATGTTGCCGTGCCCAGCCGATGCAAGCAGAGAGATGGTTGGGCTTGAAATGCCGAGTTTTCGCTGGCGCAGCTGGTTTTTACGAATCGCTTCAAGTGTGATCGGGTCGGTTTCTTTTAGGCCTTTAAGCCCGAACTTGCCCTGAAGCTTCAGCAGTAGGGCGCTGGATTTCGCGGCTTCTTGTTGCGCGGTCGTTAGGCCACCCGTGGCAGTTGTCATCCCGTCGATGCCTTTGGTGTAATCGTTGGCTGTCGCAGTGAAGCCTTGAGTGTTGAACTTAAACTTGCCGAGTGAATCGGCTGCTTTGTCGGAGTTTTTGTTGAACTTGTCCGCCGCGAGACCGATGCCCACCAGCGCAACACCAAAAGCGGCAGCACCAGCAGCGGCCGAAATACCACCAGTCGCCAAAGCGGTGGCTGCAGCAGACGCGAGGGACACGGTACGCAGCGCCTTCATGACTTTGATAATGGCCTGGATCCCCGTAACCAAGGCGGCCACTGCACCCGCTACCTTTGCGCCAAAAAAAGCAGCGATGATCACTGCGCCGAGGGTAGCGAAGACTTTGATATTGCGAGCCACAAAACTGAACATGTCGAACATCGTTTTGGCGAAAGCGATGCCGAACGAGATTGAGGACTTAAAACCCGCGGCGATTTTGTCGCCATTCTCGTCCACGAACTTCTGCACTGCAGGAATGGCTTTGTTAATAATAAGATCAGCAAACGCCTGGACCTGTGGCAGGAGCTTGTAGCCCAAAGACTCTGACGCTTCCCCGAATGCGAGTTTGATGCGTTCCATTTGGCCAGCGAAGGTGTTAGCTGCAGCAGCAGCGGCGCCTTCTGTTTCTCCAGCGATTTCGCGCAGGGCTGCAGCAAAGTCCTTTGATTTAACCGTGGCGGCTGAAATCTGCGGAAAGAGCTTTTTCAATGCTCCGACGTTGCCGCCGTAGCCCTTGGCCACCATCGCAGAAGCTTTGTCTAGTTCTACACCCTTGGCGGCCGAGATGTCCATGGAGATACCGAGCAGCGTCTGGGCTTTGGTGGTGCTGCCCGTTACGGCCGCTAGACGAGCAAAGGCTGGACGAAGTTTGTCGTCGGCTACACCGAAAGCAGCCTGCTGCGCCGTGATGTAGTTCTCGGTTGCAGCGATTGCAGCGTCAGTTGCGCCGACTGTGTTGCGAAGTGAATTGGCGAGCAGAACCTGGCTCTTTTGGTCTTCAGTCGCTGCCCTCACGGCGTCAAAGCCTACTTTGGCCGCAAACGCCCCAGCCGCAATCGCTGCCAAACCAAAAGCCTTGGCGGCTTTATTCGCGAATGCACCGAACTTTTTCTCCATGTTGCCGATGTCTTTAACAGCCGACTTCGTGCCCTTGTCGGAATACTGCGTCAGGATGCGAGCGACTATTGCCCCAACTGCCATCTTAGACTCGCTTTCTGTTCAAATGAACCTGGAGTTCAGCCTTGGCTTGTTCTAGCGCCCTGGCGACGTTTTTTTGGATTTTGTCTTTGTCTTTGTCCACTACGCGCCACACGATTCGAGAGGCTTGACCGAACCTGTTGCCAAGGGTCCGCAAGAACTGAGCAGAACCGCCGCCGCCAAAACCAGACTTGGTTTTGCGACCCGCCACTTCAAAGATCGCTCCAGCCGCGGATTTGTTGAGTAAGGCGCCAGCTGATGTGGTGTAATCCCCTCGGACTTTGCCTTGCACCTTTGTCTTTCTGATGCCCTGCTGAACGACGCCAGTGTTCCAGCCTGGCCAGCCAGCACCCCCACGAGTTGAACGACGTGGGCGGGCTGGGTCGTTTGGGCTCCACCCGCTCATTGGGGTGCCGTTGTTGCCGTACTGACTGGCAGCAGACACGAGCGCCTTGGCGTCTCGCTCTGCACCAGCTAATTCGGTGTTGATCACTTTGTTGAACCGTTTAACCGCGTCCTTGTCGAACTCTTTGAGCGCTTTTAGAGTCTCTGCCACCCCGCTGAGAATCAACACCTCTTCAGCCATTGCTCTTTTTCGCCCGTTCTCTCAGGTACGCGGTTATTGCCTCAAGTACCCCCTCGGGGGCGTCGAGTAAATCGATCGGTGAAATGCCAGTTTCCACCGAGACAGCAGCGACCGTGTAGGTCAGGCTGTCTCGGTGGACCCGAAAGAATCGTCAGCGTCGAGTTCTGCAGTAATCAAGGTGTCCAAAAAATCTGGGCCCCAAGGCTTTACAATGACACCAGCGCTGCCCATGCATTTCCAGGCTAGCCAAAAAACGTGCTCGATCTTTTGTTCTTCACCGAGCAGTTTTGGCATTCCCTTGCCGTACTGTTGTTCGAATGCAACGATAACGCGAGGCGTCAGTTTGTAAGAAGCCTCGATGCCGTCGGTGGTTTTAACCTTGATTGATAAGCCGTCCATTTGTTCCCCCTTGTGGTGTTAAGATTTGGTGATCACGCCGCTGATCGGCCAAGTGACCGAAGCGGTTGCGAGCTC